GTCCCAAATATTGACATATTCTTTCTTCCAGGTAGATGGGCGAGAAATCTTTACTTCTTCCTCCTGTGCTTCATCCTTAGACGCAAATTCAAGTTCTTCAGCATCTTTGGTAGATTCTTCGTTACTCTCATTTCTATTTTCCACCTTAGCGGATTCATCGGTAATATCATCTTCAGATGTATCAATTTCTTTCTCGATTGGTGCTTCAAGAGTACCCTCCTCTGCTGCGTCTAATGCTGCTTCCAATGCTTCTCTGCGGTCTAAGTCTGCCATGATTTTTCCTAGTATTTAAGTTTTTCGTAAGCCAATTCAGCAATTTGGCGTTTTCGTGCTTCCATAGACTTTTTGCTGAGTTCTGGTGGTTTTTGTTGCATAGGTACATCGTTGCCAATTTCAATACAATGGTTGCGTTTTAGGTTTTCTCTATGCTTTGACCGACTATCAATCCAGCTACCATCAGCCATAGAAATATGCCCTTCAATGTCAGAAATCACCGTAGGGGCTTCTTTTGGGGTCATTTCTAACTTTTGTTTCCAGGCTTTGTCGGCTTCTTCGCCTTCAAAAGGCAAATTCCAATAAGCAAGGTATTTTTCCCTATCATCGTACTGTTTAGGGTCATATTCTTCGTGGTCTACTTTACAATGGGCGCAGGTTACTTGGACTTTTACTAAAGCCATTACATTCTCCTTATTAAATCGGGTACTTGGTTATATTCTTCTTGACGCAATGCAATAACAGAGTCATACCATTTGGTATTTTTCCATCTCCAACAGATATATTCATCTTTAGGCAGTAATACAATGGTTTTAACGCCTAATGCGCCTGCAAGGTGGGCTGTGCCTGTATCGACTGTCACAATGCCCTTCATAGCCTTCATGTGGCTTGCTGTGACTGCCCAATCAGTTTTCCAACCATCATCAGGAAGTGGGTGAAAAAAACCATTGTGTTCCGGTGAAAGCGAATAGCAGTTATCGCCTACTAAGCTATACATTTGATGGTCAGGAATAGACTTAATATGAAATAAAATGTTGCGACTTGCGCCCCAATTTACCCCTATTTTAGGCTCAATATTTGAGGGTTTTGCATACATATAACCTTCAGAGCCTACTATTTTCTTAGCATTTAAAGGGAATAATGACTTAGCATAGGGTGTAACGCATGAAATATAGTAAGGAAGACTCATGTTGCCTATCCAATAGTCACATTCGACCACATCAGGACATTCAGGCTGATTCGTTAATACATCAATACATTCAAATTGCCCTAAAACCCTTAATAATGAGCCATGCGTTAGCAATACGACCTTTTTAGCGCCCATAACCTTTAAAAATGGAAGAAACCTGGCAAACATAAAAATATCGCCAAAGCCTTGTTCCATCTGAATGACAATAGTCTTGTCTAAAAGGCTTTCCCCACGCCATACAGTAGGGCCTTGGGGTTTTTGCGTATAAGGAGTAACTTGATTAGCAAGGACTTCAGAGTGCCAACGATATTCAAATAACCTAAAGCCAGCGTCATAGCGACCAGCGTGTAGGTGTTCGTAAGATTCTTTGTACTTAGCGTGTGGGTTTACAGGATTATAGCTAATAGGGCCTCTTCATCGTCTAATTCTGCTTGACGCTTGGCTTCTAAGATTGCTAACTCTTGTTCTAACCTAAGTTTTGCACTTCTTATTAATACAGCGTTTTGCAGGTCTTGTTGTTGTTGCTCAAGATTAGCGATGTATCGGTCAATGTTTGCTAGGTTTGACGGTATATCAACGCTAACTTCTTGATTGGATTGTATATTACTTTGTTGTGTCTTTGCAACAGGTTTAGGGTTAACTAAATCTGTAATAGTTTGTTTTCTTGCTTTTTGGTCAGCTTTTAATGCTGCAATGCGTTTAGCTTCTGCCAGGCGCAGTTTCTTTTGAATACCTTTAAGTCGTTTTAACTCTTCTCTTGTCCAAAGCGCATCATCCCCACCATTCTTTAAATTGGTAGGGGTAATAACAATCTGAAATGCGTCATTCTGAAACGCATTAACTTGGAAAGCAGTTTGAAACATTAGAATGTGCCGCCAGCTATACCTGATGTAGCTGTTACTGTTGTAGCAGTAATTGCAGCAGGAGTTACCCCACCTATTGTTCCATTAATACTTCCAACTGTTATAGCTATTGATGCTGGAATACTTAAAGTACCTGTAGATGGGGTAATTTTATCTGCCGATTGGTCAAGGTTCATTGCCATTTAGCAGTCCTCTGCGCCTTCGTACTGGGTAAAAGTCTTTAAGACCTCATAGATAGCAGGTATTAAATCGCCTTTTAAGTCCTCAAGGGCAATGTAATGTGCGTTTTCTTTGACTGTACTCATGTTTTGATGGCGAGCATCTTCGTTGTAGTAGATAGCTACTTGAACTTGGATTTGGTCTTTTGTACCAAAAAAGTTAGTAATTCGTGCATAAGCGTCAGGTGCTGGTGCGCCAAATTGTGTTTGAACAGATAATCGTAATGCCATAGTATTTCTCCTAGTTAAAATGTTACTTCGGTTGTATCCACACGAGCTACAGTTCTAATTGTAGTACTAGCCTGTCCTGTAAAGGTAATAGCTAAACCACCATTAGTCGTATCTGCTGTGGCGGTTACTGTCCAAGTTGATGCTCCAGCGTCAGCCGCTACGATATTAGTCGTAACTGACCCCACTATAGCTGTTGTTCCTACTCCTGAACCACGCTTAATAGCACCTTCTAGTGTCCATGCCTTTGTGTTTCCACCACCTGTCACATTGGCAATAACGCTGACTTTAAAGTAATAAGCAGAGTTATTAGGTAGTATTACTTGGTTTGTTGTTCCTGCGGCTGCGCCATCAGAGGTGAGAATTGTGGCTGTTGCGTCTGTGGTTTGTTTAGCAAGAACTAATAATGAGGATTGAGAAACTCCCAAAACACCAATAGGCGTTGTGCAAGGAGAAGAAGATATTATTCCACTTATGCCTCTTGTCGTAGCATTTAAACCAATAGCTGTTGAGTAAGAACCATTTGATGTATTTCCAATCCCAATTAATGCTGCGCCTGTACCACTAGCTGTGTTGCCCCAACCACCAGCAACAAATGAACCCAAACCGCTTGCAGTATTTCCTTGACCAGCACCATTAAATGTACCACCACCAGCAATAGTTGAGCCTATTCCTGATGCCACATTTTTTTGACCTCCACCTACCGCACTCCAATCACCACTAGCCACATTCCTATTAGCAGCAGTACCAGCATCACCACCACCACCGATAAATGAATAACTACCAGTAGCTTGGTTGTTTCCTCCTCCTACTACTACTCCATGAGGAGTGTAGAAAGATAGGGTAGGTGTTCCTGTAGCGTTAGCGTTTTGAGACAGTGTTAAGGAAGTGCCAGAGATAGCGGCTACATAAGTTCCGCCAACAATACCTGTGCCAGTAATTAATTGACCGACTTTAATTGCGGCATTTGATGCTGCCAATGTTACGGCAGTAGAACCGCTTGTAACACCATTGGTTGCGGCTGCTTGGGTTGTTACAGCACTTCCACTTGTTCCAGAATTAGCAAAACCGCCACCAATAAAATTGTAATATCCGTTAGCAGTATTAGACCAACCACCAACAATTGAAGAAAATGTCCCGCCAACAAGATTTGAATATCCTCCAGCAATAACTGAATCAGAACCAGAGCTTGATATGCTGTTTAATGCCCCTCCAGCAATAGTAGATTCTGAAGCGGCTACGGAATTTCCTCTGCCACCCGAAACAGTAGAATTTGTAGAACTAGATGTAATATTTTGTCCACCACCAATAGTTGAATAAGCACTAGAAGCTACTTGTGAGGCTGATGACCTTGTAGTCTGCCAATCAACAGCATTAGCACCCCTAGCATTACCACCTGTTGCTGTTGAATCAGTCTTTTGTGCTTGTAATGCACCTGTTCCTAATGGGGATAACACTAATGGGGTATTTGTACCACCAGTAGCCTTAATCATTGGGTAACTAGCATCACCAGTAATGGTTACATAAGTAGTAGAAGCAGAAGCTAAAGTAGCTGTGCCAGTTGATTCTAAAGTAGTAAATTTACCCGTGTTAGGTGCTGTATTTCCTATTGTCGGTGGGCTAGAAAGGTCTAAAGTACCACCTAAAGTGACTGTTCCTGTAGTCGTTATTGGGCCACCAGTTAAAGTCAATCCATTGACTGTTCCTTTTGTAGCTACTGAAGTTACAGAACCTGAACCTTTGCTATTAAAGGTATTCCAGTCGGTGCTTGTAAGGTAGCCATTTGTGGTGGTATTAGCGGCCGCCATACTGATTGCAGGGGTAGCACCACCGCTAGACACTACTGGTGCAGTACCAGTTACGCTAGTAACGACACCTGTAAGTCCTGAACCTGAGCCACTAAATGAAGTAGCAGATACAGAACCAGCAAAAGTAGCTGATTTATCTTGGTCTATTGTTAAAGCGGTAACTTGAGTAATCGTAGTATTTGGCGTAACTTTAACTACAGCCTTTGCACCCCTAGCAGTAGCACCCCATACCTCTGTTGTTACGCCTTCTAATGATACTTGTGGGTAGGCATCTGCTGAAGTCGTGCCATAACCTGCTAATTCAAACTTACCTAGACTATCACCGCTAATAGGTGCTTGTGGTGCGGCAACAGTACCCCTAAACTTACTTACACGAATAGCCGAGCTATTAGCGTCACTAGAATAGCCACGCATAGCAATGCGAGAAGTTGAGTTGTTATCTCCGACTGCTCTAATTTTAATAGTCGGTACAGTATTTGTATTAACTCCAAGATTAGAAACATTAACCAATGTCTTAGCGTTTAAATCGACTGCGCCTGTAGCACCTGTATAGGGTACTGCGCTTACATCTGCGGCAGTTAATACGACTGTGCCTGTATATCCGTTTACGCTTGTTACAGCGTCAGTATTGTCTATCTTCTGCCATACAGAGCCGTTAAATACAGCCCAGTCACCGATTTGCCAGTCAGTAATACCGTTTAAATTAGTTGTGCCTGCAACGCTTACAACATAGTAATAACCCTTAGTTCCAGTTGAGGATGTAAGTGTAGGGCTATTTGTGTTTGCATTCCAAGCACCTTGATAGTTTAAATCACCTAGTGGTGGAAGTTGAGAAAGTGGTACTTGCCCACCAGAGTCAAGTGTAGCTACTCCATTAGCAACACCAGCATCTAAAGAAGCGGCAGTACCAACGCCGACTAAAGTATGAGTAGCGTTCCAATCACTAGGGCGTACAACAGATGTGTCTGTTCCGTCAGGTATTGCCGAAACCTTACTATGGGTGACTGTAATAGTCATTAATGTACTCCTACAATTTTGCCGTTTTCGTCACGCAATACAGTTTTAGGTCTGTTGTGCTGTTGGTTGATTGTATCTACTAAAGCAGCGATAGCTTGTGCCATTTGGTTATTTCCTTGACCAATAGCGTTAGCAATAGGTTGCATAGGATGTTCTTGCGCTTTGACATATTCTTCTTCAGTCAAATAAGCCTGTGCGCCATCGTCATCTTGTGCGCCAATTCTAGCAACTTCAATTTTTGCGCCATTGTTGATGTGAGCAAGCAAGACCTGAGTGTTTCTCTCAGTCATCATCTTCATTTGGGCTACTTTAAGTTCCATATCCCTATCTGCTTGATTTCGTTGCTGTTCTAACTGGAATTTAAGCTGATTCTCTTGGGCTTGGTACTCTTGTTTAGCTTTTTCAAGCTGCATTTGACCTTGTAACTTAGCTTGTTCAACCTGGGCTTGCATCTGAATCTGTTGCATCTTCGATTGGTTGTCCATTTGCGCCTTCTGAATCTCAGGAGGAGGCGGTTTAGGTTGACCTTGTGATTGTTGTGCAGAAATACGCAATTTATCGGCTGTTTCGTCAATAATACCTTCTAATTGCTTACCGGCTTTAAAGGCTGTAACACCAAATTTCAGCATTTCAAGCGCCATAGGTGCTAACTCAGGGCTATTTTGTACCATTGGTACAGCTTGGGCCATAAATCCACCGACTGCTTGCAAGAATTGCATCCTATCTTGCTTTTCTTGCTGTTCATCTTGGTAAATCATCGAATCAGAAGTAACTTCAATGCGGAAATTCTTACTAGCTTCGTTTCTTAATAGTTCTATTGCTTGTGGAATCATCTGTTTATCTTGCTCAGACAATTGCATTGCACCACTAATCTTAACTAGCGTTTCATCAGTAAAGTGATTGCAGATAATCTGCGCTTTAATAGACAACAGAGATGTTGCGAAATCTACTACTGCGTGTTGCTGAGTCTTTAGACGACCAGCAGCGTTATTTGACTTGATAATCTGTGCGCCAAGCGTGTCATTAGGGTCTGATTGACCTCTTTGAATGTCAGAAATACCCATTAACTCATAGATTTGATTCTTAACTTGTTCCATTGCTTGATAACAAGCCATTAAAGCAGTCGAGAATGGGGCTAAGTCTACTAAGTCAATAGCACCTTTCATACCTTGCTTTTCAGCAAAAGCCATCCAGTTAGCTACTGGAATCATGGTGTTATTTTCGCCTTCAGAAAATAAGCGTTGTAGCTCACTTGCTGAAGCATCGTATACACCACGCACTTTAAGGGCGTTAATCAAGCCATCTATGCGGTCACATAGCGTGTCTAACTCTCTAGCTTGGTCTTGGTAGATAGTAAAGTCAGGAATAGGCTCTAGCGAGTCTGTAGTAAGAGTAGCGTAAAGTGGTTTAGGACAAGGCCAGAAGTTCTCTAATCCTAGTGGGTCATCTCTTTCGTCAACAATCTTGCCGAGTGACTTAGAAATCCATAATACTTTGCCTGTTTCTTTATCCCAGACTTCATAGATAACGGCTTCATACACTCCGTCATCTGACTTGTAAGATTGTTTTAAATCGTCTGGCTTGGTATCTAATGGGATTTTATGACCCATTTCTTCGCCAAATCTTTCAACCAAAGCAGGGCGAGACATATAGACTCTGCGCCATACTGCGGTGACTTCTTCCCAAGTCCTAGCGATTGTGTGACCAAAATCCCGCCAATGGACATAATCAACTGGGCAGCACTCGTATTCAATGCGCTCTTGTGATTCATTCTCTACTGCACCTTCAGTTTCAGCTTCGTCAGAATCTTCAGTTACTTCTAGTCCGTCATCAGGCTCGCCATCTTCTTCGCCTACAATATGCGGCTCATAACGCACCCAAGCTACCCCACGACCACCCAATAAGCGGTCAAGGACAGCATTATTCATTGCTGATTTGTAGTCACCATAGTGCTCAATCTCAAACTCTAAGGCTCTTTCAAGCATCATAGAAGCGACACGGCCAATAGGGTCGTTATCACGGAATCTACGGCTTACATCAGGTCTAGGGAGTCTAGCAAAGATAGCAGGTTGGATTGTTTGGACATTTGACCAGAGGATATTAAACCTAGCATTAGGATTGCGGTCATAGCGACTGTCATCCTTATACTTCTTTACTATGCGGTCTACTCTAGCTTCCCAACGCTTATAAGACCTTTCGTATCCCATAATCGTTTTGTACCAATCCTCATAGGAATGATTGACCGTTGCTTTATCGTTTGCCATAGAGTTGCCCTAATGTTTGAATATTTGGCGAAATGTTTGCTTATTTTACCCTTTTTATATTCTATTGTTTGATTTGGTCTTAGTTTCTTTCCAAAGCTCATTAAGGCTTACATCTGTTTTCCCTACAAACAAACCTCGGATAGGCTCATCTGCGGTAATAATCTTCGCTTCATCTTTCCAAACTATAGCCAAGTACCTAAAGGCATCTGCGCCATGAGAAGTCCAGTCATGTTTAGGTTTGTCTCTAAATGACTTTGAGTCTTCATCGTATAAACGCTGGTATTGCCTTAGACACTCTATTCCGTCTATTGTCTTATGGTCAAACCAAGTACGAGTAAGGGCTAATCTTGATGCTTGAATTCCGTCTTGCAAGGATAAGTTAGGGACTATCTTTAGGGTTTTTAGGGGAATCTTATCGCCTAGCTGCTCAATCACGCTTCTATTACTTGATAGAGTCTTAGCCCTGGCGTCATGTGGTAGCCAATGAGTGCCGTAGGTATAGCTTCTTTCATCTTCCCTTGATTGTATGATTCCAGCGTAAAAGGCCACCGGCTGACCATTACTAGAGTGATAGTCTAAGCATCTAATCTCCCCATGCACGACTTGAAACCACCATATCGCTGTGTCATCGCTATAGCCTAAGTCCCATGCGGTATGGACTGGGAATAAGGGGTCATATTCAATATCCGTGATTCTGTCTTGGTCAGTCAGTTGGCGCATTTCTTTACCATAGTAAGCGCCTAAGATAGCCGATTCAAAGTCACATTCGAATTCTTGTAAGTATTGGTCTTGGGTCATGGTCTTGGCGGCATCGTCTAACTCCGATTGTTCCAGTAACCCTGTCTGACTAGCCCTTAAGACTTTGACATACCAGTCTTTGTCTTGGGTTGCATTGTTGTAAACCTCCCAGAAGCTATTATGTCCCTTTGGAGTGCCTATAAAGGTACACCAGCCCTTCCGGTCTGAAAGTAAAGGTCTCAATACAGCCCCAAAGATAGAGGGCTTCATATCTGCGTATTCATCTAAGACCACGCCATCCAAGTAAAGACCTCGGAGGGCGTCTGGATTGTCCGCACCAAATAGCCTTATGCGTGCCCCATTGACTAATTCAACCCATAATTCTGACTGATTGGCTTTGGCTAATACCGGCTTAGAGAAGCGGACTAAGTAGTCCCAGGCGATTGTTTTACTTTGGGCATAGTATGGACTGAGGTAAGCGTATCGCCCATCTTCCTTATCATCTATTAGCGCCCTATAAATTAGGTCGTTAATACACAATACAGTCTTACCGCACCGCCTATGCGCCACAATAACTGACCATCTTTGATGTCTATCGTGGAAGTCTTCAAAGACCTTCCGAGGACAATAGTCCATTTCTACTTCAAGGACTCTCTCTGTCACTCTGGGCGCTTCCAGCTAATGACCATTCGCTGAGGGGCCGCCTCATCTCCTACAACCTCTTGGCGGGCTAATTTGGGGAGGTGATACTCCATTACAGCTTGTAACATGAGAAAAGCCTTCTCTGGGTTAGGCGGGACTATCCACACAATGTCCCCATTCTTGTCATATCTTATACAGCCTTCTTTGTCAGTCTTTGGGATACCGGCTGCCACTTCCTCAAGCCAATGTTGCATCCTGGGGCTATTCTTATCCACAAATTTAGCTATGGCCTCTTTAGCTATAGCGGTGTGTTTGTTGACTGCCCCAACAGGTCGACCCTTACCAGCATTGGGAGGAAGACGCTTGGTTGCAACCTTTGAGCCGTCTTCGTTAATAGTTATGTTGTTATAGCTTTTAGCTATAGGTTTAGAGTTTGTCATAGCTTTCAGTAATTAAGGAGTTAATTAAACGCTAAGTATTTGATTCATTTAGATGCAATATAACATAAACACATAGAAGTAGCACAAATACCACACTATCTAGATAGATTAGTAATAAAGCGTAAATAATTTACATAATCCTGTAGTTATGGACTACATTAACAGTTAGCAACACCGTTAAACAGTCACCTAAAGGGGAAACTTAAATGACTACAGTTAAACAAGAGGCAGCACAAGAGTTAGGCAACATCCTAAGCACTATTCCAACAGATACCATCTATACAGTTATCCGTCATGTATCAGCTTCTGGTATGTCTCGAGAGATAAGCGTAAAGATGATTGATGCAGGTCGCATCATCTCATTAGATTGGCTTATATCTAACGCATTAGGCACAAAGATTGGTAAGCATGGTGGGTTAGTAGTTAAAGGATGTGGCATGGATATGGGCTTTCACCTAGTAGACCAGATTAACCATTGGTTCTCACCCTCTAAGACATTTAGACAAGAATGGATTTAATCATGAAAAACTATCAAGCGGTGTTACTTTCTCTTTTTCTTTTGGCGGTTGGGTACTTAGGTTTCTACCTTACTGCCATACATATCATTTAAACGCATTTTAAGGGGGTTTTAACATGAATAACGGATTCGGTAATAGTAGCGTAGCCACTCAATACATATATGAGCGTGTAGCTGACATTTTAGATGGCAAAGATTTGGCCTTTGAGCTTTCCAGGCTATTAGATGAATTGGCACACAATTACAAAGTTGACACCGGCAAATTGATAGGGGAGGTTTTATGAATAGCTTAAAAGTATTGGAAAACAGTCTTTTTTGGCAAAAAGTAGTATTTAAAGAGAGTAAAAACCCTATTCAAAAAGCCAGGGTAAGTAAGACTATTGAGAAACTAACAGCACAAATCGCAGCAATCACCAAAGGGGAATAACATGACCACAAAGAAAACAGCAGTAAAACCATTAACTAAAGTCGAGCAGTTAGAAAGAAAAATAGGCAATTTGGAAGAGTCTATCTATATGGCATACAACGACACAGACGAATTATTCGGTTCTTTATACCTAATAGTCAAAGAATTAGAAAAGCCGGACTGCAATCGTTACATGGTTAAAAGCGCAGTTCAGGCCTTAAGGTCTTTGCTTATAGCTAATCAGGGAAATATGATGGATTGTGCAGGTTTAGAGTACTAATAAGCATTTATCAACAATAAGGGGGGTTCGCTCCCCTTTCTTTTTGCGGGGCATTATATGGAATATAACCTTCTACAATGGAGAAGGGCGCTAGGACTCACACAAGAGGCTGCAGCGAATCTCTTGGGTGTGCATAGGGTTACCTATACCAGATGGGAGAATGGCGCTCAGAGTCCGCCTAAGCTGATTGGGATGGCCTGCTTATCTTTAAAGCAAATCATGAAACCATAAACCAATCACAAATTTTTTGAAAAGATTTGAAATTGAAAATCGTGGTCTGAGGTTGTGTGTATCTGAAGAAAAAGTCAAAAACTAGGTCTATACCCTAGCTTATCTGAAGAAATTATGCAATGTCAGCGTCATGTAGCTTATTCATAGCCTTAGCTAACTTCTCTTTACGCTTTAGTCTATCGTTAATTTTCTTATTTAGAATGTCTTTATCGCTACCAACATTCTCTTCTTGCTTACGTTTATCTTTTTTGCCGACTACGGATGGTAGGTTAAACATTACATCTCAGCTTTCTCAGTCTTTTTAGACTCTTTCTTGGTTTCGCCTTTTTCTTCTGTGCCAGCCATGTGTTTAGCATAAGCAGCTTCTAGCTTAGACTTTACTTTACCTTTAGCATGGGTGCGTTGTTCGGACAATGCAATCGCCAGGGCTTGCTTCTTAGGTTTTCCTGCGGCAACTTCAGTTTTATAGTTTTTACCTACGCTTTGGGCTGACCCACTTTTGTCCATTGGCATGATTATTTCTCCTGTTTGTATGATTTTAGCAAATCTATTGCTTCTTGTTCATTATTTACTCTAAATAAATCACCACCTTGCCAGCCAGCTATAAACTTTAATTGGTCAGGCGTAAAAACTTTATCTGCGCCATCTTTTACTTCAATTAAAATGGTGTGTCCTTCATAAGCGCATAATAAGTCGGGAATACCCTTACCCACCATGTGAAGAAGGTGTACATCAGCACCATAATCTCGTAGTGCTTTTACAACAGATGCTTGATTTTTATCAACTTTTTTAATATAAGACATAATTGTATGTTAGTGTTCTTTTACTTGTTAAGGGGAATTCAATGTACCATTTAAGTGATGAAGAGTGGATTGCAACCTGGAAAGAATGTGGCTCAGCCGTTGTAATGGCAACAAAAATAGGTGTTAGTCAGCGTTCAGTATATAACAGAAGAAGGTCAATAGAAGCAAGGCATAAGATTGAATTGCCTTCA